TTTGACCACGAAGACCAATCGCCATATAAATCATTAACAGTAAATTTTGTAAATAAAGAATCTATGGATAAGTTCTTTCAGTTAATCAAACAAGATTATACAGATAAAACAAAGTTTATTTGGTATCCAAAGATAGAAAAGAATGTAATTAAGGATAAGGCATTTGGCAGTTAAAAACCAATTTCCAATATATATCCCATCTAAAGGCAGAGCAGATAGTAGATTAACTATCAAGGCATTAGAAGAAATGGGTGTTCCCTACACAGTAGTTGTAGAAGAACAAGAGTACTCAGAGTATGCGAAGGTGGTGCCGAAGAAGAATATACTCGTGTTAGATAAGACATATCAAAGGGATTACGATACTTGTGACGATTTAGGCGATAAAAAATCTAAGGGACCCGGACCTGCTCGTAACTTTATATGGCAACATTCAATAGTCAGAGGTTACAAATGGCATTGGGTTATGGACGATAACATCAAATGCTTTAGAAGATGGCAAAATAACCTAGAGATAAAATGTATAGATGGCACACCATTCAAAGTCATGGAAGATTTTGTACTTAGATATAAAAATGTGGGAATGGCAGGACCTAATTATACATTCTTTGTCATAGATAAGTGGGCACATCAATATGGACCATTCACAGTAAACACTAGGATATATTCATGTAATCTAATTAGAAATGATTTACCTTTACCAGATAGATGGAGAGGAAGATATAACGAAGATACAGATTTGTCTTTGAGAATACTGAAGAAAGGTTGGTGTACAATACAATTTAATGTTTTCTTACAAGAGAAAGCCAATACACAAACACTCAAGGGTGGTAATACAGATGAGTTCTATGCAGAAGAAGGCACAATCCCTAAATCTAATATGCAAATGCGATTACACCCAGACGTTACAAAGCTTGTATGGAGATATGGCAGACACCATCATTATGTTAATTACAATAAGTTCAAAAGAGAAAATAAATTAATATTTCGTGATGATTATAAACCTAAAAAAGGTGTTAATAATTATGGAATGAAGCTAAAAAAAGTTGAATAATAAATAATTTTCGTGGTATTTAAAAAAAGATGAATGAAATTAAACCAATAAAAACAACAAAAAAGGCAAAAACAACCAAGAATAAGGTTGGAAGACCTAAGATTGATTTAAATCTTGATGAGTTAGAAAGACTTTCAAGGTTAAATTGTACTATGCCAGAGATATCAGCATATTTTGATATACCTTTACGAACCTTAGAAGATAAATTTACAAATGAACCAGAAGTTAGATGGGCGATAGAGAAAGGTAGGGCGACTGGTAAGTTATCATTACGAAGAAAACAAATACAGATAATGGAAGAAACCAATAATTCAACAATGGCGATATGGCTAGGTAAACAGATACTTGGGCAAACAGATAAACAAGAAATAGTGCAAGACATTAACATTGAAGAAAGAAAGGTGCTAGACATTAGCAGATTAAGCAATGATGACCTCGACTATCTTGAAAGAACACTTAAACATGCACTCGTTGACCCAGATACGGGCGGAGAAGATGAGAAGGTCCCTCAAATTATTCATAAAAGAAGCATGGGGGACAATAGAGCCTAATCGTGAATATAACGATAATTGGCATATAGATGCGATATCAGACCATTTACAGGCAGTTGCCAATGGAGATATCAAAAGATTAATTATAAACGTACCACCAAGACATATGAAGTCTATATCTGTATCCGTTGCATTACCTGCATGGACATGGACAAACGACCCTACCAAAAAATTCTTATATGCTAGTTATGCTGGTTCATTATCTATTAGAGATAGTGTAAAATGTAGAAGGCTGATAGATAGTAATTGGTATAAGACAACCTTTGGCGATGGTTTCTCGCTTACTACAGACCAAAATCAGAAACAAAGATTTGAGAATGATAAAACAGGTATGCGAATTGCTACATCAGTAGACGGAGCATTAACTGGTGAGGGTGGTGATATAATTGTTATAGATGACCCACACAATGTAAGAGAAGCAGAATCAGGTCTTGTCAGGCAAGGTGTATTAGATTGGTGGGACCAAGCAATGCAAACAAGATTAAATGACCCAAAGAATGGTGCATTTATCATAATCATGCAGAGGGTTCACGAAAATGATTTAACTGGACATATATTGGCAAACGAATTTGAAGATTGGGACCATTTATGTTTACCTGCAAGATACGAACCATCACACCCTACGATAAGTCGTTCACGTTTGGGATTTGTAGACCCTAGACAAGAAGAAGGCGAATTACTATGGCCAGATAGAATTGACGATAAGACATTAACCAATCTTGAAAAAAGTCTTGGTTCTTATGGTTCTGCAGGTCAATTACAACAACGACCTATGCCTAGAGGTGGTGGAATATTAAAAGCAGAATGGTGGTCAGAATGGGAAGATGACGAATTACCAAATATAGAATATTTAATTCAATCATACGATACAGCATATTCTACAAAAGAGGCATCAAGTTATTCTGCCAGAACAACATGGGGTGTATTCAAACATAACGGAATGTACAATGCCATAGTTGTAGATATGTGGTACGACAGAGTTAATTACCCAGACTTAAGAAGAATTGCACAAGAAGCTTACGAAGATTATGAGCCTGATGTTGTCCTGATTGAGAAAAAGGCTAGTGGTCAAAGTCTTATACAAGATTTGAGAATGGCAGGTATACCAGTTTTAGAATATTCACCAGACAGAGACAAACAGGCTAGGGCACATGCAAGTTCTGCCTTGCTTGAAGATGGTAGAATATGGTACCCTAAAGGTAAGAGATGGGCTAGGGATTTAATAGATATATGTTCTGCCTTTCCAACAGGCGATAATGATGATATAGTAGATACATGTACCCAAGCATGGTTAAGATTGAGAAAAGGTTGGTTTATAACACATTCAAGTGATGCAGACGAAGACGACATAGTTGAACAGAAGAGGTTAACTTTATATGGCTAGAGAACCAAACATAATACCTTTCCAAGAAGGTGCTCCTGCAGACGATTTAGAAGTTGAACAGATTGGTGATGATGTACTTATAGGCGATGCATCATTAGACGATATAGTTGAAATAACAAGTGAACATGACCAAAACATAGCAGAACAATTAGATGAAAATGACTCTGCTAGAAAAGCACAAGATTTATTAGAAGCCTTTGAGAGTGATAAAGAGGCAAGGTCTGAATGGGAAGAGAGATACAAACAAGGTCTTGAAACCCTAGAACCAGATGGTGGTTTAACAGACGAAGAAGAACAAAGAGCGACGAGAGGATTAAGTACTGTCGTACACCCTATGATTGCAGAAGCGGCAACTCAATTCAATGCTAGAGCGATTGCTGAATTATATCCATCTGGTGGACCTGTCAAGACAACCATTATTGGTGAACCTACAGAAGAATTAGAAGACCAAGCAAGACGAGTTCGTGATTACATGAACTATCAAATAACTCAAGAAATGCCAGAGTATTTCCCAGATTTAGATACTATGTTATTTCAATTACCTTTGATTGGTCATGCTTTTAAAAAGATTTATTATGATACAAATCTAGGTAGACAATGCTCACAATTCGTTAAAGCAGAAGACTTTGTTGTCGCACCAGACAGTAAAGATTTATTAACATCTATCAGATATTCGCATATTATTAGAATGCCTAGAAACGATTATAATCGTTATGTTCAAGGTGGTTATTATCTACCAATCAAATATGTAGGGAGTGATTATGACCCTGCAGGAGACATCGGTGAACAGATTGAGGGTGTTTCTTCTATGGGTGATGAAGAACACAACGAAACAGTTACATTGATTGAAATGCACGTTTACGAAACCTTTGATGGTATTGATGGAGTCGTAGATGATGAAGATAACGAAGATATGGTGGCATTTCCATATGTCGTAACAATCGATTATGACTCACAAAAGATTGTATCTATAAGAAGAAACTGGGAAGAAAACGACGAAAAGAAATTAAGACTTAATTATTTCGTATCTTATAGGTTCTTACCCGGAACGGGTTTCTACGGGTTTGGTTTATATCATTTAATAGGTGGTCTTGGAAAAGCGGCGACAGGTTCGCTGAGAGCATTATTAGATTCGGCTGCTTTCAGTAATATGCAAGGTGGATTTAAGCTTAAAGGTAGGGTTACAGGTGGAGAATTACAGGTAAATCCCGGTGAGTTTGCTGATTTAGATGCCACAGTAGATGATGTTAATAAGGCGATTATGCCATTACCATTTAAAGAGCCATCTGGTACATTATTTCAATTAATGAATGCAATCGTACAGGCAGGTCAAAGATTTGCAAGTACAGCAGATTTAAATGTTGGAGATGTAAACCCTAATGCTCCAGTTGGTTCAACAGTCGCTCTTATAGAACAAGGCAGTAAAGCATTTAGTGCTATTCATAAAAGATTACATTATTCTCAAGGTCAAGAGTTTAAACTTATTGCCAAATTAAATTCAAAATTTTTACCAGACCAATTTGACTTTGCAATATCAGGTGTAACACAACGTATATATTCAACAGATTTTGATAGCACGATAGATATTGTACCTGTATCAGACCCTAACGTATTCAGTACTGCACAGAGAATTGCACAAGCACAATCTGTACTGCAATTAGCACAATCAGCACCTCAACTCTATGATATGTACGATACACATAAGAGAATGTTAGAGGCATTAAGAATACCAAACATTGGTGAGGTATTAAAAGAGCCAGAAGAAGCTAGTCGTATAGACCCAGTAGACGAGAATATGTCTGTTATGTATGGTAAACCTATAAGGGCATTCCCAGAACAAGACCATGATGCTCACATAAATGTACATATGCAATTCTTACAAGACCCATCACTTGGTGGTAATCCGGGTGCAAGAAATCTACAACCAATATTGATTGCTCATATTGCAGAACATATTGCACTTCTATACAGACAAAGAATGCAGACAGCGATAGGTATGGAACTAGCACCATTACCAGATATAAGAGATGCTAAATTTAAGTTTGATGATTTACCACCAGAACTTGATATGCAGATATCACAAAGAGCCTCAGAGGTTGTGCAACAGTCACCACAAATGACACAAATATCTGCGATAACAAATATGGGTCAAGGTCAGCAACAAGCTAATCCTTTACAGTTTGCACAACAACTGGCACAATTAGAACAGCAAATGTTGCAGATGAAGACACAGCAAGAGCTACAAATTGAAGCGGCGAAAGCAAAACAAGATATGGCTATTAAAGATGCAGAAACAAAACAAGATTTAGCTATAGAACAAGCCAAATTGAACCAAGAGTTACAAGCGAAAATGATGAAGTTAGAGCAAGAACTCATGATTATTAGACAGAAAAACATAGCAAAACAAGGAGGCTAATTATGGCAATGAATACAGGTATGGATAAATATCGCTCAATGATGAAAAGAATGGAACAGATGGACCCAAGTTCTGTTACAAGAGCATCTGAAATGATGCGACCAGATAATATTGAAGAAACAACATCAGATTTAATGAATGACCCAAATTTGAAAGGTATGATGAACCCACCAATGCCGGTTTCTAAATTAATGGAAATGATGAAACAACAAGAAGACTCAAGAAGTGTTGTAAGAGATGAAGAAATACCTATGTCTATTGAAATAGACGGCCAAACAATGATGATGAAACCATCAGAAATACAACAGATGATAATGCAAGAACAATTAGACCCTAGAAGTGTTGTTCGTGCAGGAGAGATGGGTAAAAATCTGTCAATGTTAGAAAAGCAAATGGCAGATTTAACAATGTCAGATAAAGAGGCAATAGAAGCATTAACATCTATGGGTATATCATTAGAAGATGCCATGCAGGCAGTTCTAGACCCACAATCTGTTGTTCGTGAAGGTGAAATAATGGGACCTGCTTTAGGTGCTCTACCAATGCCTAGACCTACAACTCGTTCTGTTACCCGTGAAGGTGAGATGGATGCAGATAGAATGGGTGCAGATAGAACTCAAGATATGAATATGCAAAAATTCAATATGGGTACATAGGCGAATAAATGGCAAAAGAACCTTTTTCACTTAAAGACGTAACTACATTAAAAGAAGGTATTTTAGCAGAAGAGGCTGGTATAAAGCCTCTTTCTCGTTTTGGTGTTGATTTCACTTTAAGACCATCAACAGTATTTGGTGCCTTGCCGGGTATAGGTGATTTAGCTATTCTTGGACAAGCCATTGGTAAAACACAATTAGAAAGTTCTGCAACCAATTTACTTAATTCAACAAGTCCTAATCAATTAGATACAGGGCTTGGTGCTACCATGAAAAGAGCAGGAACAGGTAAAAGTGCAACAAGTGCAGTAATAGATGAAATTAGGCAATTCAAAGATAGAGACCCTTATTCTACAACAGAAAACATAAGTCGTGATGATATACAAAGATATTTGATGTCGAAAAGACCAGACTTAGATTTGGCACCTATACAAAGACCTAGATTTACCAAAGATGAATTAGATTCTAAAAGTAATGACTTTTACAAGGCACAACAACAATATTATACACAACCTTTTTCAAGTGGTAGAACTGCACAAAATATAACTGGAACAGATTTTAGGAAAGATATTGACCCAACTGTTAAGTCACAAATACAAGAAGAGTTGGGAATGGCAGGCTTTCAAGATGTGCAAGGTGCACTCAGAGGTGGTTATTATGATAATGAACTCAAATCAGTAAGTGATTTTGCAGAAGATAAGATTACACAATCAAATATAACTAACCTTGTCGATGAAAGAACTGGTAAAAGTTTATATGACCCTGCATTCGCAAGGGCAGTAACATTAGAAAATCAAAGAGAAGCAGGTAGTGATACTTCGGCAGATTCAACATTTCTTTGTACAGCTTTTTTTGAAATGAAAGATTTACCTAGAAATATATATAAATATGATAAGTTATATGGCGAACAAGTAAACAGACGTATATATGATGGTTATGCTATTTGGGGTAAACCAATGGCAGAAAGAGTTAAAAATAAGAAACTAGCATATAAAATTATGAAACCAATAGTTTGTGCTTGGGCAGAACAAATGGCATTTGACCTATCTAATGGTAAGGTAGGCAAAAATAGACTTTCAATCAAGATAGGTAAGGTTATTGGAGAAGCAATTTGTTATTCAATAGGTTTATTTATTAACCTTAAAGGAGACATAAATGGAAGAAATAGAAGTAGGCAACATGGAGAAGAACGAAGAGTTGTTCGAGGAGAAAATGGGCTTCCCAAGAGACGCGGAAGGCCTAGAATTAACAGACGAGCAATTAGTTAACTTTTTATTACTCTGCCATCAAACAATGATGCTTCCAGATGAAGAAGAAGAAATGGAAGAAGAAGACCATCATGGAGATATGAAGGTTAAAATCATTAAGATGGATTCTGGCAATGCACATGAAATGATGAATGACATTCTAGGACCTATGGGACCAAAGGTGATGTAATGCCCGGAACATCTGCAAAAATGGGAGCATTAGCAAATCTACCAAAAGAAGGTATGCAAAAAGCTGAATTACCTTTGATGAAACTTGAAGATTTGCTTGAAAGTGTAGGACCTGCCGACCTAGAGCCAACAATTAGAAGTATGATGGCATCAGATGTCAAAGAAATACAAATACAAGGTTTGATGTTGATGAAAGAACTACAAAGTCTTGGAGAAGGATTGTAATGCCATTTAGTAAATATTCTAAGAAACAAAAAGCATTGGCAAGAGTAGCAAAGCCTAGAACAAAAATAACTAGTGCAGACTTTGCAAAGTTAAGAAAGAAGAAAAAGAATGGCAAAAAAACCAACAAAAAGAAGGTTTAATAAGGTACCAAAGACAAAAAAGGGAACCCCTAAGAAATATGTCGCAGGTGCTAAAAACCCTAAGGCAAGAGAAAGAGAAATAAGAAGAACTGCCAAACTTTATAAAGAAGGTAAACTTACCAAAGCACAAATGGATAAGATAAGTAAACAAAGGAGCAAATCCTAATGGCAGAAACCAAAAAGAAAACCACCACAAAAAAGAAATCTGGTAAATATTCATCTATCAAGGGAGCAGGTAGGTTCTCTAAAGAAAAACTAGATAAAGTTTATAAGAGAGGTCTAGGTGCTTATTATAGTTCTGGCAGTAGACCAAAGACATCTGCACATCAATGGGCTATGGGTCGTGTTAAAAGCTTTGTTTCTGGCAAAGGTGGAGCTAGAAAGGCAGATGCAGATTTACTAGCTGGTAAGAAAAAGAAAAAATCATAGTAAGGAGCAAGAAATGAACGATTTTAATGGTAAAGAAAGACGAGAAGATAGAAAAGAGGCAAGAGAACAAAAGAAAGAAGATATTGCTAATGGCGAAAGCAGAAAAGATGCTAGAAAAGATAAACATGCTATAAAGAAAGCAGACAGACAAGTATGGAAAGATGAAAAGCATAGCATAGGTGATGATATTGCTGAGTTTGGTTTAGATACAGTTGAGGGAGTTGCTGAAGGACTTAGTTATGTGGCAGTTCACCCAGAAGATTTTGAGGCTTTAGGTAAAGTAAATGGAGATAAAGACGATGGCGAAAAAAGCAGTTGAAGCACCAAAAGGCTTTCATTGGATGCAGAATGGTAAATCATTTAAATTAATGAAAGACCCTGCAGGAGGTTACAAACCACATAAGGGTGCAAGTAAGAAAGCATCTTTTGAGATACAAAAAGTTCATAAAGGCAAGTAATGGCCAAGTTAGGTAAATTTATAACAGGGGCATTAGGTGAAATAATCACCAATAGGATGGCACCAGAAAGAGGTGCATTAACAGACCTTATGCAAATGAAAAGAGAAAAGGCAGACCCTGTTAATACCAATGAAGAACAAAAACTCAAAATGATGGGTGTAACAAAAGCAGAACCAAGAATTGTAGACCCAAATAGAGTGAAGATTTATCAAAAGGTAATTGATGATATTATGAAGAAAGAAAAAAACCCTTTTGAAGCATTTGAAGATGAAGAAGGTTTTGAGTTTGCAAATAAGAAAATGGGAGAAGCATTAAAAGAAGCCTTAGAAAAAGATGACTATGAAGATGCTAGAATATTTATGCAAGATGCACAAATGCAATTTGAAAATCAAGGATTTGCAGATTCTGAGGCAGATAACTTTATTGATAGTGTTTTAGAAGATATCTTTTACGGAGATGATTAATGGCTGAGTATAAAGGCAGAAAGGTAACTCTTAATAAACCTAGACGAATTAGAAAAGGTGAACCATCTTATGGTAAAAAGAAATCTATGGTTTACGTTATGGATAAAGGCAAAGTAAAAAAGGTTACATTTGGCGACCCAAATATGAGGATTAAGGTTACATCACCTGCTAGAAGAAAATCATTCAGAGCAAGACATAACTGCGATACTGCCACAGATAAGACAACAGCAAGATATTGGTCATGTAAGGCTTGGTAAATGTCTAACATTGGTAAGATATTCAAATTTGGTTATGGTGCATTAGATGATTTAGGCTTTTTCTCTCCTACAGAAAAGGCAATAGATGCTTTAGGGCAAGATAAATTCCCTGCAAAAGACCTATACAGACTTGAAGATGGTAAACCTGCTGGTCTTCTATCAAAGTTTGGTAGACCAGTACAAGACGAAATGATGTTTACAGGTCTTGAGGATGCTATATTGAATGTACCAGATGGTGGCAGTATTACATCACAAGAATTAAAAGACTATTTAGCAAAAAATAAAACAAGAATTGAAGAAACTGTTAAAAGTCAAAAAGGTATAGAAGCCGAATACGAACCTTTTAATATTGATGTTATAGAAACAGATAATGATAGATATGGAATACAGAGTTTTCTTTACGATATTAATGATGAGAACCCAAGAGCATTAGAATTGTTTGCAGAGGTAGATGCAGATGCAAATAGACTTGGTACTATTCAACAGCCACTCATAAATAAAATAGATTTTGACGATTTAAGTATGACATTCAAAACAGATTTAAATACAGACTTCTTTGAAGCTGCAAGAGGTGCTCGTGTTTCAGACCCAGCTAAAACAGCATTAGAAGAAATAGAACGAAATACACAAAATATTGCCAAAATAGAATTTAGACCAAGAAACGATGCAGACTCAGATATTATGTATAAAATACAAGGCAATAATAATATTGGTTATGAGATACTTGGAGCAAAGCAAGACTCTGATGAGGTAATCAATATAGGAAGAGCAGATAGTTTTAATGAGGCAAAACTGCAATTAGATGGCTTTCGTAGAAGAAGAAATAATGTAGATGAAGATAAATTAAAGCCAATGCACGAGGTTTATACCTTGCCGGGTGGTGAAAACTATCAAGAAATCTTATTAAAAATGCCAAAGCCTATAGATAATGTTGCTAGTACATTAGGTAAATTTGAAGATGTTATTGATGTTAGTGATGATATTCGTAGAGGTGGTACTATAAATCTTGGCAAAATAACAGGCAGTCCCTCAGATGTATTTATATCTAAATACCAAATTGAAAATCTTAAACTAGGAAAAATAGCAGAGCTAGATACCAACAAAGGTTTAAGAGAAATACAATACAACAAAGAAAAAGACCAAGTTGAATTATTAAAAACAGATTATAAAAATTATTCACACACAGGCGATGAACAAAATGTTGTAGTATTCACAAGAACCAAAGACAGAGTAGATGAAGATGGTAGAAAGATATTGTATGTAGAAGAAATGCAATCAGATATGTCGCAACAAGGTAGAAAAAAAGGTCTTGTTATGGGACAAAATGAGAAAAAATCTTTTATAAACAGGAATAATAAGGCAGTTTTTGGCGATGTATTAGATTCAATAGAAAAATTAAAAGATACAACAAACATTGCTGATTTGAAAGGTGCAAGAACATCAACAACAACATATAAAGACTCTTCAGTAAGAAGTTTGCAACCATCTTTTCAAAACGTTGGTTTCAAAGATACTTTTGGTATTATGCCAGATATGGATTACGATAAGGCACATAGTTTTGAAGATATCGTTAAAAAACAAATGACTAAATATAAATTTAATGAACTTAAAGACAATCAAGTTAGGCAATTTTCTAATAGAGGCATAGATAAAAAAAGTGCTCAAAAATTAAACTCTGAGGCATTATTACGAGACGGCATAAAAATACCAGAAAATCTTTATACCGATGTAACAGATTATGTTGATATGAGTAAATTTAAAGAAAAGATTGATGCTATTGAAGCTGTATTGGCAAATAAAATACTTACAAAAGAGTTTAGAAAAAGACCAGATATTCAGTCTATTGCAGGAAAAGCAGAATTTGATAAGTTACAAGCATTTAATAGAGATATGTTAAAAAGATTTATGGGCGAAAAAGAATTTAATAAGTTTATCAAAGATGAAACTAACGATACCATAAATGAAGTCTTACCTTTTTATCTTGACTATACAAAATACCCAGAAAAACCAGATAATATGACTGCCCTAGAATTTTATAATTCTCTTGGAGATGATGATATTATAAAAGTTATCCCAGATAGTGAATTTAATTATCCTCATAGTAGTGAAACAGCGAGAGATAGACTTGGTGGTACAGGAAAATCTGAATTAACCAAAGCAGAGATTAATGAATTTTATATACAAAAAGATTTAGACAGAAAGATTAAAAACCAACTAGATATACGAACAACGTATGGTGATACTGAAAAAGCACTTGCAGAGGGATTTGATTATTCAGATAATTCCCTTGATGAGGTGTATGATGGTATAAAAGACCTCCAATCAAATCTTGGAAAAGCTGTACAATACGATGTAAAACTAAGACCTATTGGTAATATACCTTCAGCACCATTTATTGGTTCTACTGAAAGATTTACAGAACTGGCAATAAAAAGATTAATGCAACATGCCAAAGACAATGATTATGATGGTATCGCCTTTTCTTCTGGTAAAATACACGATAAGAGATGGAACCAACCAGAATTAAAGCAATATTATGATGTTATTATACCAAAGGTTGCCAAAAACCTATTGAAAGGCACAGATGCAAAACTTGAATATACAGATATATTTTTAGACCAAGAATCATTAGACGAGGCAATGGACTTGATAATGAATAATAAAAGATATGATTA